TGCCATGAAAATCAATTATATTGATCTCTTTAGCAGGGTCATTCCGGAATGGATGGCGCGTAGTAATCAGAAAAGTCAAGAGGTCGGTTTTGGTTCAGATGCTTACTGGATCTGGGCAGTGTCGTCGATCGGGGAAATTTGTAAACAATACAATGATGATGAGCTGGTGACGGAGCAGTTCGGATTGCTCTTTAACTGGCTAGAAAAACAAGCAGGTTAAACCATGAAATACAGTAAACAAACAGTAATCGAAGGACTGAAACACTCGATTGAGAAAACCAAGGAGGAAATCGAGAAATATTCCAAAGATTGCAACGGACAATTTGCGCAAGGTCGGACTGCGCATCGTGAGTTTCTGAAGAAGAAACTACAGAAGATGGAGAAACAGTTGGAGGAGCTGGAAGAATGAGTAAATTTGAAATCTCCCTGTCTAAAGATGACCTTGAACATATCGCTAACGGTTATGACATAAAAATCAAAATCAATGGTAAAAGATTTTTGGAAACAAATGAAATCATTTTGAAGCCTGCATTGACAAATGATGTTATGGCTCCGATATTGAATTATAGAAATAAAATAATCGATACTGAACAGCAAAATATTGTTAATAATTTCATAGGAGGTACAAGATGATCCCGAAAATTAGAGCGTGGGATGTGTTAGCAGAAGAAATGATTGACGAAATACTGATGATTTCATTTCTCAGAAAAGAAATCATAGGGAAGTTTAGTAATGGCTATATATCAATTCCGTTAAAATTCGAAGACAAGCGAAACGGAGAGGATGTTATCCTCATGCAATCAACAGGACTCAAAGATAAGAACAATAAGGAAATCTTTGAAGGAGATGTTCTTGAAATTCAAGGAATAAAAATGATTGTCAGATTTGGTAGTTATAAGTATATTGAAGCATCAAAGAGCGGCAATCATACTATAGGTATTATGTGTGATGGTCTAGGGTTTTATGTCGAATGTCTCAATGTTGCTGCTCCAGATGATATTAGTCCGTTTGAACCAGAAACACTAAAAGAAAGTGTTGTTATTGGCAATATCTATAAAAATCCGAAATTGTTGCAGGAGGTGGACGATTGACGATAAATATTAAACAACGATTAAAAGCTTTGCAGTACATCGATATCAAAGCGAAGTCAAAGCACCAAGAAATTATCAGCTTGAAGTCAGGTATTTTGAGAGGACAGCAGTTTGACAACATGCCAAAGTCAGAAAGCTCGTCTAATCGCTCTGAGGAATTGAATGTGCTGATTATTGATAAGTCAGAACAACTGTATCAGGAAATCCAAGAACTCTATCGGGAACGGGATGAGCTGGTGCAAGTGATTGAGTCATTGGATGATCCTGTGGAAAATATTATCATGCGCTTGTTGTACATCGATGGATTGTCATGGAGTCAAATTCAGGCTCAGTTACGTTGCGGACGTGGGACGATTCATCGGGCTAGAGAGAGCGCTTTGAAAAAAATTTCTAAAAAATGGAACTAATGGAACTCTTTGGAATTTTAAAAGTGATATTATGGTATTGTCAAGAAAATGAAAGCAAAACGTTTTTTATGATGACTCCTAGAAAAAAGGCGCATACACGCGTCTTTTTTGTTATAAAAAATAAGGTGGTGATGGAAAATGGGATGACTGAAAAACAAAAGATTTTTGCCGATGAGTACATCATCTGCTTAAATGCAACACAGGCTTATAAAAAAGCGTATCCAAATATCAAAAAGGATGAGGTAGCTCGAGCAAATGGAAGTCGATTGCTAGCAAATGCTAACGTTAAAGCTTATATAGACGAACGCCTGGAAGAGTTGAAATCTGAACGTGTCGCTGATCAGCAAGAAGTGCTCGAATTTTTGACTTCTGTGATGCGTGGTGAGGTCACAGAGCCTTTGCTTGTTTTAGATGGTGAAGGCACTCAACGTGTCGTAGAGGCAAAACCTAATGTATCAACTCGTAAGAGTGCGGCTGTTGATTTAGGCAAGCGATATGGTCTGTTTACTGATAAAGTAGACATCAATGCTACAGTAACCGAAACTAAGAAGTTTGATGATATCGTTAGTCAGTTGGGCGGTGATGGTCTTGACGAATAGCTTCCCTTTATCTCAAAAGTACATCGACTTTTGCAACAGCTTTAATAATGTTGATGCGGACTTTTTGGAAGGTACAACGGCAGCTGGAAAAACAACGGTTGGTGTTGGTGTCAAGTTTATGCGAGCAGTCAGCAGAAGTTCGAAGAAGTTTCACATCATTGCAGCAAAGACAGTTGGTGTAGCCGAAAAGAATATCATTAATCAGGATAACGGAATTTTAGACATACACAAATCAGCCATCTACTGTGGTAATGGTGATAAAGATTCGAAGATTCCTCACATTAAGTTTGAGGGGAAAATTATTTATGTACTGGGGTATGACAACAAGGAAAAATGGAAGTTGGTCCTTGGTGGTCAGTATGGATGTGTCTATATTGATGAGGTCAACACGGCTGACATCGAGTTTGTCCGTGAGTTGTCCACACGTAATGATTATTTGATGGCAACGCTCAATCCGGATAATCCTGACTTACCCGTCTACAAAGAATTTATTAACAAGGCACGGCCGTATAAAAAGTACGCAGGAGATGTGCCGGAAGAAATTATGCTAGACCTATCAGAACCAGCTAACCCTAAATGGCGTTACTGGTTTTTTACGTTTAATGACAACCTGTCACTAACACCAGAAGCCATCCAGAAGAAAAAGGATGCTGCACCAGTTGGGACTAAGCTCTACAAAAATAAAATACTTGGGCTACGTGGCCGAGCAACAGGAATTGTCTTCGTTAACTTTGATAGTAAAAGACATGTGTTGAGTAAGTCTTTTGTAAAGAATACGGTCACGTTCCAACGGTTCACAGCTGGACTAGATACAGCTTACTCAGCAAGTAGTCCGGATACAATTGCAATGATTTTCCAAGGGATATCAGATGACGGGAAATTATATACGCTGGATGAGGAAGTCTATAACAACGCTGAGCTTGATGTACCGATTGCACCATCTGATACGGTGGTCAAGTTCATCAGCTTCCTAGAGCGCAATCGTGGTGAATGGGGGTTGGCGCGTGATGTCTTTGTTGATAGTGCGGACCAAGCGACAATTACAGAATTAAACAAATACAAGCGACAATACGGCTGTCTGTATATCTTTAACAATGCTTATAAGAAAACTAAGATTATTGACCGGATCAATTTCCAAATTGGTTGGTTAGCTCAAGGTTGCTACTATGTGTTAAGTCATTGTACGAATCACATCAAAGAGCTAAATACGTATGCGTGGAAAGAAGGAAAAGATGAGCCGGAAGATGCAAACGATCATACAATCAATGCGAATCAGTATGCGTGGTTGCCATACAGGAAGATAATCGGAAGAAAGGAAAACTAAAGTGGGAATAATGGATATGATCAGAAGGAGTATGAGAAGCTTTCTCAAACTGGAACAGGCACAGCCAAATGTCATCACAATTACAGAGGCAATGACGTTTGAAGATAATGCAGCAAAGAACCAAATTTGGTATCGCGGTGACTCATACGAACTGGACCAGCTCTACAAGCAATTACCACATAGCAACATCAACTTTTGGGGAGCGACAAGCACTCCTGGGCAAGAAATTAGAAAGATTCACACAGGAATACCTGGTCTCATCGTTGATAGGTTGGTAGATATCACGCTGCACGATATGAATGATTTAGACTTTGCCGAGGAAACGCAAGGAAATTTGTGGGAAGAGATTGCTGAAGATAGCAACTTCCACGATCAACTGCAGGAGGCGATTAAAGATAGTCTTGTGATGGGTGATGGTGCTTTTCGTATTTCATTTGATCCGGAACTTACAGCATTGCCTATTGTTGAATGGGTTGGTGGAGATAGAATTGAAATCATCTACAACCGTGGAAGATTGAAAGAAGTTATTTTCCGCACGCACTTCACAGAACACAGACGGAGCTATTTGCTCGAGGAAATCTACGGCTATGGCTCATTAACTTATAAGCTCTACAGGGGCGAAACTGAGTTAGATATGAGCGCGACAGAGTACACTGCTAACCTTTCCGATGTAGCGTTTGATAAATCCGTTATTTTGTGCTTGCCGTTTAAGATTTACACGTCACCTAAAGTAAAAGGCCGTGGTCAATCTATCTATGATCGTAAGACTGATGCTTTTGATAGCTTGGATGAGTCTTGGAGTCAGTGGATGGATGCTCTTCGTTCTGGACGATCACGAGAGTATATTCCTGAGAACTTACTTCCTAGAGATCCCTACACAGGCGAAATTAGTAAGGGCAATCCTTTTGACCATCGCTTTATTAAGGTTGAGACGGCGATGGGGGAGGATGCCAAGAACACAATCACATTGCAACAAGCTAATATCCCGCACGAAAGTTATTTGAGTACATATGTGACTGCGCTTGATTTAGCTTTACAAGGTATCATTAGCCCATCCACACTCGGTATCGATGTCAAGAAGCTAGATAATGCTGAGGCACAACGCGAGAAAGAAAAGGCAACTCTCTATACTCGTAATGCTATTGTGACAGCTCTGCAAGATTACCTGCCAAAGTTAATTAGTATGGTTTTGAATGCTGATAGTGTGCTTAAGAAAAAACCGCTACAGGAAGTCAAGATTGACGTGCCGTTTGGTGAGTACGCCAACCCTAGTTTTGAATCGCAAGTCGAAACAGTTTCTAAGGCTAAGACAGGTGGTATCATGTCGATTGAAGCGAGCGTTGAGGAGTTATACGGTGACTCAAAAGACCAGAATTGGAAAGACCAGGAAGTGGCGAGAATCAAAGCGGAGCAAGGTGTGACAGAAGTCAACGTGCCATCATTGAATGAAGCTGCTGACGGTTTTGAGATAGAGAAGGAGACTGAAGATGCTGAAGACGGTGACGATAGGAAAAAGGATTTATCAAATGAGTCAGAAGGAAGCGCAGGGACTTCTACAAATAGCGAGTGATAATATCCAGTTTGGTATCTACGCTGTTGAAAAGGATGATAAGCTGGAGATGTTGAATCTTAAATCACCTAGCAAAACAGCTTTAAAGCGGAAGGTAAGAGGTTTTAAGGCGCAAGGTTTTAAGGTGTACTGCAATGGATTATGATGTATCTAAAGCATTTGAGCGAATTGAAAACGATCTACTTGATTCCATGATTAGAAATCTCGGAAGGCATAAGGTAGAGGAAACTGCTGAAGGTTTTGAATGGGAACAATGGCAGGTCGCTCAATTGAAGGAGCTTGAACGATTTAAGCGAGCTAATGCCAAAAAATATAGCAAAGAGTTTGCCGATATCAATAGCAAGATTTCCACTGCTATACAAGAAGCCTATAGGCAAGGCATGGATGATGAGGAAATGTCTATCCTGGAAGCTATCAAGAATGGTTTTGAATTTAACAGTGGAAAAGATAACCTAGGGGCTTCATTTTTTGCTATCAACGAACGAAAGTTGAATGCGCTACTTAACTCGGTCGAACATGATATGAAGACGGCAGAGCATGCTGTATTGCGGTATACAGATGACCAGTACAGGCGCACAATATTTGATGCTCAGGTAGCAGCTAACACAGGAGCTAAGACTTACGAGCAATCAGTGGATATGGCCACCAAGGATTTTCTAAGTCGGGGAATCACATCCATCCAATACAGTAACGGGGCCATGGTCAATATCGTATCGTATGCTGACATGGCCATTCGGACAGCAACCAAGAGAGCCTACCTAATGGGTGAGGGTGTCAAGCGCCAGGAATGGGGGATTCATACTGTTATATTAAACAAGCGATCGAATGCATGTCCTCTGTGTATGCCTTTTGAAGGCAAAGTATTGATTGATGATGTCTGGTCAGGAGGCAGTGCGGATGATGGTCCATATCCATTGTTAAGTTCTGCAATGGCAGCTGGTTTGTATCATCCCAACTGCAAAGATAAGCATACAACTTATTTCCCTGGGATCAGTAGCGAGCCAGAGAAAATATTTACAAATCAGGAATTGGACGACATCAAGGAAAGACAGTTACTGGACAACAAAGTTCAGCATGCTAAGCGACAGGAGAAACGCTTTAGCAGATTATCGCAGTTCAGTCTCGATGAAGACAATGTTCAGAAGTACACATTAAGGGCGGAAGAATGGTCTAAACTTAAGTCTAATGTAGAAGAAAATCTGAAATACTTTGAAGCGGAAAAAGGATACAAATTATACCAAGAGCTTTCACTCGAAAGTGATAGTGATTACAAGAAATTCATCAATCGTCAGAGATTGCCTAGAGATACTAGTGGCGTAGCTTCGAAGAAGATTGCTGCAGAGACACGACACATGTATATCGATGCGACTCGAAAAAAATTCAAGGGAGGTACAGAGCTTGGACAAGACTTGTTTGCAAGACTAGCCGACCAGTCGGCGATTGCAACTATTGCAGAAACAGGAGTTGTAAGATATGAATCTGGAAAACTCTTCCTGAACATGTATAAGGACGTAGACGACCCTCGCGGACCTGGTACTGGTTATTTCCATGAATTTGGTCACCAAATAGATGAGAAGCTGGGTTGGGAATTCACAAAGGATAAAAAAATACTGCAACTTCTGCGTAAAGACTTTATCAATTTATCTGATGATACTATTTTCGATGCAATCCATATCAACGATAAAGCCTCTTCGGCGTCTGATATATTAGGCGCGTTGAGTGAAGGTAGAATACAAGGCAAGTATTCGCACTCGCTCGTTTACTGGGAGAAAAAAGGAAATATCGAGAGCGAGTTTTTTGCGCATGTATTTGAGGCGCAATTTGATGATGAACGCAGAGAAATACTTGAAAAAACCTTCCCTGAGAGTTATAATTATGTTATAAATAAACTAAAGGAGAGGTAGTCATGCGGATTATCGAAAGCTATCTACGTGTAGCAGAAAAAGCAGATACATTCAGCGACATCTTTGGATATCGTTTAGTAGCCCCGATTTTTCCTGTAGCGGCTATCTATGGACCACAAGAAGAGAGTGATATCTTTGAAGCAAAACTGGATAAATGTATCAAAGATCAATACGATTATTTTGCAGATGAGTACGGCTATGATCCAGATGAGAAAAGACGTAGACTGCAACGTGAGAAGTATGTATTTTACGATTGTTAATATCACAGAGCGCCTATAAGGTGCTTTTTTATACTCAGAAACAGGAGGTAACTATACGTAAGAAAGATTACAATAAATTACTATAAATTGCTATAAACCGCGTCGAATTCGAGGCGGTTTTTCTTATACTCTAACCGTATGGAATTCCGTACGGTTTTCTTTTTGTCCGAAGACTAAAAACTACGTGGAGACACCAGTGACAATAACTGAAATAGGGAGACACCCTTAAAACTGAAAGGAGAACGCTATGTTCAAACGCAAACTATTTTTCCATAATGCAGATACAGGAACCGGCTCTGCAGGTGGACAAGACACGTCAAGTCAGACTCAATCAGCTAGCACTCCTGAGATTGACTATGACAAAATCGCCAGCATTGTTGAAGGCAAGCAAAAGGTTGCTGAAGACACCGTGCTAAAAAATTACTTTAAGCAGCAAGGATTGAGTGGTGAAGAAATGGCTCAAGCTATTACTGCTTTTAAGTCGCAGAAAGCTGATGCAACACCGGACGTCGCATCACTACAACAACAGTTAACGCAGGCACAAGCAAGTGCATTGCAAGCTAATTTGGAACGAAATCTACAATTAGCAGCAATCGAGGAAGGATTGCCTGTTGGTGTACTACCTTATGTGATGAAATTGGCTGATACATCAACTCTCACACTTGAATCGAAACCAGAAGATTTCAAAGCTATTGTCGCAAAAGTTTTGGAAGACGTTCCTGCACTGAAGCCGAATAAAGAAGAATCAACTGGGTTTCAACAAATCGGATCTACCGGTAAAACACAACAAACTAACCAAACTGATGCCATTGCTGCAGCGTTTGGTCTTTAAGAAAAAGGAGAATTAAATTATGACAGTTTATAACTACGCAGAACAATTCGAACAAGCTTTGCATCAAAAATATGCAAAAGAACTTGCGTCTGTAGATTTGTTTAACTCGAATCCGCAAGTGAAATTTATCAACGCTCAAACAATCAAGTTGCCGAACATCACAGTATCTGGTTACAAAGACCACAATCGTCAAACTATCGGTTTTAATTCTGGAACAATTTCAAACGATTGGGAACCAAAGAAACTCGAACATGACCGCGACATCGAATTTGCAATTGATCCTATGGATGTTGATGAAACAAACCTTGTCGTCTCTATTGCCAATGTCCAAAATACTCTGGAAACTGAACAAGGTATTCCTGAAAAAGATTGCTACGTGTTCTCAAAACTCTACACAGAAGCAGGCAAGTATACTGCTAACGGTGCTACTATCGACACTACAACATTGACTGCAGAAAATATCTTGCAAAAATTTGATGACGCCATGGAAAAAATGGACGAAGCAGGTGTACCGTCTGAAGGTCGCATTTTGTATGTCACTCCAGCTGTCAACAAGCTCTTCAAACAGGCTAAAGACATCCAACGTGTGCTAGGAGTGAATGGTTCAAATGGCGACGTCAAACGCTCTATCTATAGCCTTGATGACGTTAAAATCAAACAAGTGCAATCAGCTCGCATGAAATCACAATACAACTTTACAAATGGTTGTGTCGCAACAGATGAGGCAAAACAAATGAACTTCATCTTGATCCACCCATCTTGTGAAGTTGCTCGTGAAAAATACTCTTACATCAAAGTATTTACACCAGGGCATGACTCGCGTACAGCTGACAACTATTTGCTCCAATCTCGCTTCTACATGGATGCATTCTTGATCAAGAATAAAGCAGCTGGTATCTTTATCAACGCGACAGCGTAAGAAAGGATGGTGTAGTATATGGTATTAAAAGCAATTAAAGGCGCTCGAGTCTATGATATCGATGAGTCAGCGATCAATGATTTTGTTGGTCGTGGATTTGAAGTCTACGAAGATGGTGAATTAAAATATGGTGAATCTGTTGACAAGGTGTCAAAAGAAGAGTACGAAAAAGTTTTGGCTGACTTGAAAAATGCTAAGGCTGAAATCAAGAAGCTGAAAGAATCTAAGGAGTAACAGTCATGTATGCTAGTCCAGATTATTACAAAAAGACGTTTGTTGGTGTGATTTCTGCTGATTCAGAAGTTCTGGCTAGCAAACTTAAATCAGCTTCTGACAAGATTGATATACTTACATTCAACCGAATCCGTGGCATTGGATTCGACAATCTGACACCATTTCAGCAGGAAGTTATCCGAAAGGCTTGTTGTCAGATTGTTGATTTTGAGGAGGTTAATGCTGATTTGATAGCTACTACAGTTTCAAACTACAGTATTAATGGTGTGTCAATGCAATTTGGATCAAATTGGAACATTGCCACAGAGCAAGGTATTGTTATTTATCGCAAAACCTATGAACTTTTGAAACAAACAGGATTGACGAGGAGGGTTATTTGATGAAATTTCCACAACTTGTCTTACCTCAATTTTGTCAGACGCCAATCACAGTCACAGTTAACCAAGAGGGAGTTTCTGAAGATGGCGAACCTTTGGAGGCGTTTAGAGAAAATCTAAAATGCAATTATCAGGACGGTGTCAAAACAGTCCTAACCGAACAGAAGAAGCTGGTCCAAATTACTGGGTCAGCTTATTTCGTTGGTGATATTGCACCGTATTTGCCTACATTGAGCGGTGGGACTGCAATTGTATTTGGCATTACCAGGAAGATTGCCGACAGTCGGAAAGCTAGGAATCCAGATGGGACTGTTAACTATACCTACATCGGATTGGAGTGATACTATGTTTGCGAAGTCTACAGTAAAGCTAGATTTTGGTACTATCCGCAAACTGGAAAGGGCTCAAATCATAGCACTGGAACAGACTGCTGAATACCTGCATACAGAAGTTGTGCAGGCGCAGGTAGTGCCTTTTGATAAAGGTGTGTTGCAAGGTGATGCAATGGCTCCAGACTACTCACGTTCATCCCAAGGTGTAGTAAGCCTGGTACATTCCACTCCTTACGCAAGACGATTGTACTTTCATCCTGAATATCAATTCCAGACGAAAGAAAATCCTCATGCAAAAGGAAAGTGGTTTGAGGATTGGGCTGATGGTGGCAAGAAGTCACACAAAATAAAACAAGCCTACGGGCGACTTTACAAACAAATCACGGGGGTTTAAGCATGATTACATTAGCTGAAGTCCGTGACTGGATTAAAACATTTAATGCAGCTAACAACTACTACATTGGTAAGATCGATAACAAGCAAGAAAACAGTATAGGAATTTACCAACGAAAGACAATCGATGGTCCTCGGGTAGCAATCGGAGGCAGAACACTGGCAAGCTATGATGTCAAATCAATCAGCATCTTAATTCACTGGAACAAGAATGCGAATGAGACTGAGAAGCGTGCTCAGTACATCTACAATCGTCTATTTGAGGCTGAATCGGTTGTTATCGGTGGAACACCTATTAAGATGATTGCCTTGTTACAGAACGAGCCTGTGGATGTAGGAACAGATGATAATAACGTGTATGAGCGTGTTATCGAGCTTGATTTATATTACGAAAGAGAGGGCAACTAATGGCTCAGAAAACTGGGGTATTCCCCGTATATGAAAACCAGTTCCAAGTAAATAAAGGAACTGCAGGAGTTGAATCACTTGTTGATATTGCAGACATGGAATCATTCTCAGTATCATTTGACAATGGTGTTGAAGAATGGAAACCATTTGACCAAAAAGGTTGGACACGTCGTTTGATGACTGCGAAGTCAGTTACAATTTCTGTTTCTGGTAAACGAAATGTAGGTGATGCAGGCAACGACTACATCGCAGGTCTTGCGTTTAAAAATGGTCGTGATTCTGAAGCGGACTTTCAATGGACCTTCCCAGATGGAACCAAAATCAAATTTAAAGACGCGGTTATCAATCTTAAGGACTTTATCTCGGGGGATTCAACCGGTGTCGCACCATTGTCATTTGACGTCATGTCAAATGGTAAACCGGAAGTGGTGCCAGCAGGTTAATTTAGAGGGTTTCGACCCTCTTTTTATTTTAAGGAGGAAATATGGCTGAAGAAACCAACGCAACAGCAACCATGGCTTTTATTGATATCGATACAGGTATCGAATACAAGGCTGGAGATACCGTTGATTTAAGTGGTAAATCCAAGGAGCGAATCGAAGCTATGGCAACCAAAGAAAATCGAACTGGTCAAGTACTGATCAATATTTTATCTGAAGAAAAGGAATTTGAATAATGGCAAAAGTAATTGATATTACAGAAAAACTTAATTTTGAAGAAAATCCAAAATTGAAAATTAAAGATGCTGAAATTGAAGTCAATACAGATGCAACAACTGTACTGACTCTGATGCAGACTATCGGTGATGAAGAAGGTACTCCATCTGCCAAAAAAATGATGGAAATGTTTGAGCTAATCTTCCCTGAAAATAGTCGAAAAACACTTGATGAAATGCGTTTGAATTTTGCTGATTTAACTACAGTTATTGAAGCAGCGATGACATTGGTCATGGGAGAAGAAGAAGCGGGAGAACAGTGAGCCATACTATGACCTATTTGAGGATTTCGATTTAATCGTCAGTTCTCTTAGGACACAGTATGGCTTATCTGTATACTCTAATGAATTTAAGAATATGAAGTGGAAAGAGTTCAAGGCTCTCTTAGCTGGTTTGTCCGGAGAAACACCGCTTGGTCGAATCGTCCAAATTCGAAGCGAAGATGACCCTAAAATGCTAGAAGTATTTTCAGAAGGTCAGCACCGCATTCGAAACGAATGGAGATTGAAACTTGCCAAAGAGAAAACTGAACAAGATCTGACTCAAGTTCTTGAAGAATTAAAACAAGCCTTTGTTGAGATGGCTAAGTAGGAGGTGATAGCTATTGGCACAAACAGTTGGCCAGATTGGTCTTGACCTTGTCGTCAACGACAAACAATTTAAAGGGCAGATGAGTGGCTTGCAAGGGATGGCGACGAAAGCTGCCAAGATGCTTGCAGGAGCATTTGCAATCAAGAAACTTGTTGATTTTGGAGCTCAAGCTATCAAGCTCGGCTCAGATCTCAACGAAGTGCAAAACGTTGTTGACGTTGCTTTCCCACGCATGAGCAAGCAAGTCGATGACTTTGCAAAACAAGCTATGTATACCTCTGGGTTATCAGAGACCATGGCAAAACGATACATCGGTACATTCGGTGCGATGACTAAAGCTTTTGGTTTTAACGAACAAAAAGCTTATGAGATGTCAACAGCCTTAACTAGTTTAGCGGGCGATGTGGCATCTTTTTATAATATTAGTCAAGATGAAGCCTACACAAAGCTGAAATCAGTCTTTACTGGTGAAACAGAGACACTTAAAGATTTAGGTGTTGTCATGACTCAATCAGCACTTGATGCGTATGCAATGGCTAACGGCTTTGGAAAGACGACACAAGAAATGTCTGAGGCTGAAAAAGTTGCTTTGCGGTTTGCATTTGTAACAGACAAGCTTTCACTGGCTAGTGGCGACTTCGCTAGGACATCTGATAGTTGGGCTAACCAAGTTAGAATTATGAAGCTACAGTTCGAAAGCTTTATGGCAAGCGTCGGATCTGGTTTGATTAACATTTTTACCCCTGTTATCAAAGTCATTAACTTTTTACTCAGTAAATTGCTGACAGTAGGTAATGCTTTTAAAGCATTGACGGAGCTATTTACTGGCAAGAAGTCTATGAAAGGTTCCGGTATCCAAGAAACAGCTGATGCAGTTGGTAATTTAGGAGAGGCTTCTGATGGTGCGGCAGGAGGAGCTGGCAACTTAGGAAAAGCCGCCAAAGGAGCCGGAAAGGCTGCGGATGGAGCTGGTAAAGCAGCTAAGAAAGCTGCCCAAGAAATGAAATCTCTCATGGGATTTGACCAAATCAATAAACTATCTGACTCATCAGATAGCGGAGATGGTGGTGGAGATTCCGGAGGCAGTCCTGGTGGTTCAGGTGGCGGAGGTGGTGGAACACCTAAAGGCGCTGAAGTCGATATGGGGAAAATTGCTGAAGGCGGGAATCAATTAGACGGTCTATTTGATGGATTGTTTAAACGATTGCTTGAACTCGTCAAATTGTTCCAGGACGGATTCAATGCATCATTTAGATTCGATGGTGTTGAACGCCTTCAGAGTGCTTTAAAGCGAATTGGTGAATTACTACAAGAGATTTTTACAGATCCAAAAGTTGTTGCTTCTTTTCAAACTATGCTTGATAAGATAGCTTATGCTCTAGGGCAGTTTACTGGCTCGATGGGGACTGTTGCTCTCGGGATAGGAGTCTTTATAGCCGAAAGTATAGCCAACGGACTACAGCGTCAAAAAGAGCGTATTAAAGGTGCTCTCGTGTCTCTATTCACCAACATAGGAAATGTAGCTGAGGTTGCTGGTAATATCGTTCAAGCTTTCTCAAATGGTTTTTACGATGTCATCACATCTTCTGGCGCTGTTAGAATTGGCAGTGCGATTGTATCTGCGTTTTTAAGTGCTGGTAGCACAGTAATCGAATTAGGCAGTAAGATAGCAGGAGATTTTGCTAAAGGAATTGAAAAAGCAATAGTTCCGAATGTTCCACAGTTAGTAAAAGCCTGGACAGGATTATTAGATGGCATCGCTCCTGTTTTTGAAAGTTTAGAATCACTGGTAGATGATGTTGGTGATGCGTTGAAACGTGTGTACGATGACAAAGCAAAACCATTTATTGACTCTTTGACAAGTGGTTTTGGTCAGTTGATGAAAAGCTTTTTGGATGGGTGGAATACTTACCTCAATCCAGTTCTATCAAAATTAGGCGAAAAGTTTTCGGAAGTTTATGACGCTCATGTAAAACCAGCTATCGATAATCTCTCTATGCTTTTAGGTAGTTTTTTTGATTTTTTCAAAGCTGCTTGGGAAGACTTTGTTTCGAATGTAGATGTCGAAAAATTCATGGAGATTCTTAGTGGATTAGTAGAAGTTGTCGGTACAACGTTGATCAATGCTATTGCGGCACTCTCTGATATTATCGGTGGTCTTGCTCAAGCTCTATCTGGTTTGATTGATTTTGTAACGGGTGTTTTTACAGGTGATTGGGATTTAGCTTGGAACGGAATTAAAAATCTATTTTCCGGTATTATCAAATCTCTCTTGGCCGCGCTTGGAATTGACATCGATTCGATGATTGCAGAGTTCACCCGTTGGTGGGAATCTGTTAAGACCATTTTTACACCTGTTGTTCAATGGTTCAAGGATAAGTTTAAACAAGCTTGGGATGCCATTGTTGCTATCTTTACCGGTATTGGTTCTTGGTTTTCTCAACGCTACAATGAGTTAAAAAGCAATCTTGCTTCTATTCCTGATTGGTTCAAAGACAAATTCCGCAGCGCGTGGGCAGGTTTAACAGGTATCTTCAATCCTATTGCAAGTTGGTTTGCAGGGAAGTGGAGTAACATTCAATCTGCTCTTGCTAGCATACCAGGGTGGTTTTCTTCAAAATTCCGCGAAGCATATAACAATGTCAAGAATGCATTTTCGGGCATTATCGGGTTCTTTAGCGGACTTTGGGGGCAAATACGCTCAACGTTTACTCACGTTGGAACCATGGTTGGAAGTGCCATTGGCGGTGCTGTACGTAGCGTTATTAACGGGGTGCTTGGCACGGTAGAAAGCACAATCAACAGTGGTATCAGCTTGCTCAATGGAGCTATTAGCGTGATTAATAAATTACCTGGTGTAAATATTGGTGGCTTTAGTTACATTGGACTACCTCGACTTGCTCAAGGTGGCTTTGTTAAGGCCAACACACCACAAATTGCTATGATTGGTGACAACAAGCATTACGGTGAGATTGTTGCTCCGGAAAATAAAATGCTTGAAATGGCACGTCGTGCAGCGGAATTGTCAAATAATGGCGGTGGACCAGAAGTTCTAGCCTTACTGACACAGTTGTTGCAAGCGGTTCGTGCTCTTGATTTGACAATTGATGGTGATAAAATCACCAAGAAGATTGTAGATAAAATCAATGAAATTGCAATTAAGACAGGGGAATCCCCCCTCATGATTTAGGAGGTATGCATGAGTGAAATATCAGTAGGTGGAGTAGCTCTTGCTTCTCCAGTTGAAATCAGCATCAATAATGAGATTATCTGGTCATCTTCCACAGGTCGTAGTGCTAGTGGATTGATGACGGGTGACGTCATTGCAGAAAAACGGACATTCTCCATCAAATGGGGAATTATCACAGAAGCAGAAAGAAATCTTATCAAATCTAAATTGGTAGCCGGATTTTTTACTGCAAACATTCTAGGGCAGTCTATCACAGGTTACCGCGGAACTATCACAGAGACAGTAATGGGGCGTCTGAGTGACGGTGTGACCTATTACAACGGCTTATCTGTATCTATCATCGAGCAGTAGGAGGAATTATGCTAGAAGTAACATCAGATTATATCAAAGCAATAGAGAACCATCTGCGCGTGTTTGAGGCTAACTTTGACTTAAATGGTAAGAGATACACAAAAACCAGAATTGCATCAGCTACTTACGATAGTTCCATCGGTAATGGTAATGATTTTACAATTGGTGGTGGATACATCAATGGTCTAGAAATTGAAATTAAAGAGATTGTTGAAGGTCTGCAAGAAATGATGCCTGCAACAATGTCGGTAGTGATTGCAGGTAAAACCGTCCCACTTGGAAAGTTTTTTGTTACCGAGGTCAAGCTAGATCGTAATGATAAAAAGACCAAAATTAAGCTACAGGACGAGTTTGTTAGATTGTCTGGTGCTTATGATAGTCAGCTTACTTATCCAGCTTATACAAGGGATATTTTATCAGAAATCGTGAGATTGACAGGTATCACGACAGATACTAATATCCAATTAGTAAATGATCAAGTTGCGAAGAAACTAGAAAAAACAAGTTATCGTGAGGCGTTAGTTTATTTAGCGCAATTATCAGGAAGTTTCGTCAGATTTAATCGTAATGGGAAGCTTGATTTTATCAAGCTAAAGACAACATCAAGACATATCACAAAAGATATGTATAAGCCAGGTGGATTAGAACGTGACGAGATACCTTACAGGTTGAAAGGTATTGAGTGTAAGTCTGCTGATAAGGTTGTGTATAAATCAGGATTGTCCACAGGTAATATCATGAAGTTAAAAAATCCATGGGTTACACAAGAAATTCTGGATCGTGTCTTCAATGAATACCGTGATTTTAACTTTTATCCATATACATTGTCCTGGCGTGGTGATATGGCCATGGAATCCGGTGACTGGGTTACAGTACACTGGGATGAAAATATCTATTTTGATATTCCAATGCTGTCCTACAAACTTTCGTTTGATGGTGGTTTATCTGCCCATAGTAGTGGAAATGCTGCTGGAGCTGCACAAGGTACTTATAAATATAAGGGGTCCATGCAACGTCAAATAGAGTATTTGGACGAACTTATCACTAAACAAGGTAGTATGTACCTTGATACATCAAGCCCTACCAAACCAAAAAATGGAGATATATGGTTTAAACCTAATGGTGGCTATGTTGAAATGTGGGAACGTGTAGAAGGTTCATGGGTTAAAAAGGCAGACAGCGCTAATGTCGGAGAAATTGTCAATACGATAACCACTGATGAATTGCTAGCAAAAAAAGTTTCTGCAGCAATTGGTAATTACATTACGTTAAATGCCAAAAATATAACTGCTGGAGATCTGGATTTAGCACGTTTGCGAATCATGAATGGTTTGCAAGAGATTGTTTCCGTACGTGACGGCAAAGTTGTGATGAACATTGATAAGCTCACTATTAATGCTCAAGATGTAGCGACGAAAGAAGATCTAAAAAAAATTGAACTGACTCCTGGACCTCAAGGGGAACGTGGGCAACAGGGGGTACCTGGTGTCCAAGGTTTGCAAGGCCCGAAAGGCGACCAAGGTATCCCTGGTACAAAAGGAGCAGACGGGCGCACTCCATACTTGCATAGAGCTTGGGCGAACTCTTCTGATGGCCGTGATGGCTTCAGCACTTCTGACAGTACTAATAAGCGCTATCTAGGTACGTTGACGGATTTCACTGAGGCGGATAGTCAAGACCCCGCAAGGTACAAGTGGACAGCTCTCTTTGATAATGTGAGTATTGGAGCTAAAAACTATATCAGAAACGCCTCGTTTCTCTCTGGGGAGAACAAGTGGAGTAGAGCCTCTGTAAATGGATTGGCTTATAATTTCACTCACTCCATATCTAATAAAGGCAGGTCAGGCTTGCATATGTTTAGCGAGAATGAAACGACCATCACTCGATGGAAAGGGATATATCAAAAGGTTTCATTACCTCAGCCAGCAGACACTCCAGTCACTGTTTCAGCATTGTTTGCGAAAGATGGAGCTCCTCAAGAGGCTCATATTGGAATCCATTTTATAAAAGATGGAGTCATCGTCAGGCAATCATGGCTTGATATATCTGCTTCCCAAATTACTGACAAGTATCAGCGTTTTTCTCTTTCAGCAAAGCACAATATACATTTTGATGAAATAACAGTCATGCTCTATGTCGGATATGACAAAATTGTTAATCTGTATGTTACGGATGTTCAGCTTGAAATCGGGAACGTAATGACTGATTTCAGATTGTCAGATGAAGATGCACAAGATAGCATCAATTCAAAGGCTGACCAAGGGCTTACTCAAGAGCAATTAAATGCTCTAGCTGAAAAAGCTCAACTTCATGACGTAGAATTAAAAGCTAAAGCGACAATGGATCAGTTCAGTGATTTAGAAAAAGCCTATAATGCTTTGGTAAAATCAAATGCAGAAAGCCAAAAAAAATCTGAATCTGATTTAATCGAAGCGGGCAAAAGAATTGAGTTTTTATCAATAGAATTTGGTGGCTTGAAGGAGATGAAAAAGTTCATCGATACCTATATGAGCGCTTCAAATGAGGGGCTCATCATTGGAAAGAACGATGCTAGTTCATCAATCAAAGTCAGTCATGATAGGATTTCTATGTTTTCTGCAGGTAAGGAAGTAATGTATATTTCGCAAGGTGTGATTCATATCGACAACGGTATTTTCACCGCGTCAGTTCAAATCGGACGCTTTAGAACAGAACAGTATTATCTTGACAAAGATGTGAATGTTATTCGATATGTAGGAGGTTAAAAAGAGGAAAATGACTAAATTTATCAATTCTAGTGGCCCATTGCATTTGAACCTTTACGTCGAACAAGTTAGTCAGGACATTACTAATAACTCTTCGAAAGTAAGGTGGCGGGCTACTATCGACCGCGATGGAGCTTATAGAACATGGACTTATGGGAATATTAGTAACCTGTCAGTATGGTTAAACGGTTCAAGTGTTCATAGCAGTCACCCGGATTACGATACGTCCGGAGAAGAGGTAACGCTCGCAAGTGGAGAAGTCACTGTTCCTCATAATAGTGATGGGACAAAGACTATGTCTGTCTGGGCATCTTTTGACCCCAATAACGGAGTTCATGGCAACATTACAATTTCGACGAATTATACATTCGACAAAATTCCTAGGTCTACGCAAATTTCTAGCTTAGAAGGAAATCGAAATTTAGGCTCACTTCATACCGTTATATTTAATCGAAAAGTTAACTCGTTTACTCATCAAGTCTGGTATAGAGTTTTTGGAAGCGAATGGATTGACCTAGGGAAGAACCATGGGACAAGTGTATCCTTTACCCCATCTTTAGATCTTGCTCGACACTTACCTAAATCTAGTTCCGGGCTAATGGACATCTGTGTTCGAACATATAATGGGTCTACCCAAATTGGAAGCGATGTGTACTCTAATGGCTGGCACTTTAAAATCCCAGACAGTGTAAAACCTACCTTCACAGGTCTTTCATTAACTGACATGAATACGGTTGCAAGACGGCTTTTGGGTGGAAATGACTTTTTACAAATCATTTCAGATATCCAAGTAAACTTCAACAATGCGTCTGGCGCATATGGTTCTACCATAACTGGATATCGAGCTGAAATTGTTAATAGAAAAATGGTCGTAACTAAAAACGGTGGTAGTTTTGGTATCATGAACTTTAGCGGTTTGGCAACCATTCGAGCTTATGTTGTCGATAGTCGGGGCAAACAATCAGATACTAAAGATATTACTATCAACGTGATTGAGTATTATGCCCCTTCCTTTAGTTTTTCCGCGCTTAGAACTAGAGGCAATCCAAATACATTGCAAGTGTTAAGAAATGCCCGAATAGCTCCTATAATGCAGTCAGGAAAGCAAAGGAATGTAATGTCCTTAACTTTCAAAGTTGCTCAGATAGGTAATGAGAATTTCACGGATGATAATGGTAGTGCATCTGGTAATTTTACAAGTGTTCATACATTGACTAACTCAGCTGCTAACATGGCGGGGAATTATCCATCGAATAAATCCTTTGTGATTATTGGTAAGCTTGAGGACAAGTTTACAAGCGTTGAATTTTCAGCTACTGTTGCAACTGAAAGCGTAGTAATGTCCTATGATAAGAACGGACGTGTAGGCATTGGTAAGGTTGCAGAATTTGGGAAACCAGGCTCATTAGATGTTCTAGGCGATATCTACTCGAATAACAAGCCAATTCAGCAGTATCAGCTGACTAATGCTAATGGTGGCTTAAGTAAAGGTAGTGCTCAATGGGATGATATTTGGAATAAGCAAGCTACAGAATTTGGTTGGAGAACAGGCAAATATGATGACAACCCAACAGGAAAAAACGGTGAGTGGGGTCTGTATCAAAATTTTTGGCTTGATAGCTGGAAAGGAGTCCAATTTTTCACCTCAATAGGGACAGGGCGTGTATTTGTTAGAGTCTATAACAATGCCAACAAATGGGCTCCAACGCAATGGAAAGAGATTGCTACCAAAGATGACATTCAGAGCACACCTTGGCAAAATGCCAATTTACAAAATGGGTGGAGCCATCATAGAGATTATGGAAATGTCCAATTTTCAAAAACATTTGACGGTATTGTTTATTTAAAAGGTACTTGTAAAGGCGGAAAGACTACCCGTGAGTCAATTATCTTTACTTTGCCTGAAAATTTCAGACCATCCACAACGCTATTCAAAACCGCTTTAAACAATGACTATGGCCCTGCCGTTGTCGGGATCTATCCGAGCGGTAACGTAGTCGTAAAGGGAAACATTGACGAAAAATGGTTAAACCTAGACAACGTATCTTTCAAAATTTAAAAAGGAGAAAGCATGAAATTAGAATACGGTTCAAAATCACAAGAATTTGATGCGAGCGGAAAAGAATCCGCTACAAAGGTCACGTTAGTCAATGCAGACGGTGCTATCGTACCTATCTTGTTACCTGCCGATAAAATCAGCCTATCAAATAGCGAACTTTTTGAGTTAGCTCTTGAGGCTCTTTATCAAGAGAATTTCCCAAACCGTGCTGAAAATGAGAAATTCAACCAGGTGGATGCGCAGCTCAAGCAAAATAAGGAAATGGCAACTAAGGTAGAGCAAGCGGCCGTAGAGAATAAGGAAAATCTTGACACGGTATCGTCTATCACTGAGGTTCTGATCGCTCTGGCTATTTCTCAAAACGGAGGCATGCTTACTCATGCTTACAACAAGGTTGCTGGGTTCATCAAGCCACTTGTCAAGAGCACTCGCTATGCAAATGGTGACATCGTAGCTATGCCTTATCCGTTTGATACGAATCCAAAATGGCCGAGTGGAACCAAGACTATTTTCAAGTTCCAAATGCAAGCCACAGAAGGCTACACTTGGAAAGAACAGGCTCTTGCTGAGATGCTTCAGCAAGGTGTGCTGACCGTGGTCATGCCACGTATTGAGTAAAAGGAGGTTATATGCCAATTGAAGAAGCTGAAAAAATCGCTCAAAGTCAGGTAGCTTGGGCGATTTTGTTTATCTTACTTTTCTTTATTATCATTCGATATCTTATCAAGACCTCGGACAAGCGAGAAAAGAAGATTATGGATTTGCACGAGCAATCAAAGGCCGACTCTAACAGACGAGAAGAGCGTTTGATGACTCACCTGGAAAAAACTACTACAGAATTAACCACAATCACTCACGCGGTCGGAGATATTCAAAAAGAAATGGTCCGCATGAACGACCGCATGGAAGAAATCGAAAAAGGAGAATAACATATGCAACAAATTACTGAAATCATTATCGTTTCAGCGACTGGAATCTTGACTGTTTTGGCTGGTATCGCGGTCAAATCGATTAAGGATTTTTTGATTAAAAAAGGCGGTGAAAAGACCATCAAGATTGTCGAAATCCTTGCTAAGAACGCGGTCAATGCAGTGGAGCAGGTCGCATCCGAGACTGGATATAAAGGTGAAGAAAAGCTCGAACAAGCACGAACTAAAATCCGTGCAGAGTTGTCAAAATATAACATCAGCATGACTGACAAAGATTTAGACACATTCGTCGAGTCAGCGGTCAAGCAAATGAACGATGCTTGGAAAGGGGAATAAACAATGAAGAAAAACGACTTATTCATCGACGTATCTAGCCACAATGGATACGATATTACAGGTATTTTGGAGGAAATGGGTACACAAAATACCATCATCAAAATCTCAGAAAGCACAAGCTACCTAAATCCGTGTCGACATGCCCAAGTAGAACAATCAAATCCTATCGGGTTCTACCATTTTGCATGGTTTGGTGGAGATAGTGAAGAAGCAGAACGAGAAGCAAAATATTTTCTGGACAATGTGCCTAAAAAAGTAAAATACTTGTGCCTCGACTACGAAGATCACGCAAGCGGAGATAAACAGGCAAATACAGATGCTTGTATTCGCTTCATGGAAATCCTCAAAGAAAATGGCTATGAGCCAATCTATTACAGCTACAAGCCATTCACGCTCAATAATATCTATTATGAGCAGATTCTTGCGAAATTTCCCAATAGCCTTTGGATTGCAGGCTATGGTTTGAATGATGGTACAGCTAACTTTGAATATTTTCCATCAATGGATGGTATCCGCTGGTGGCAATACTCTTCAAATCCGTACGACAAGAACATTGTTTTACTAGATGATGAAGAAGCCAAGCCCAAATGGAAAAGAAATACCACTGGATGGTGGTATGAATACCCTAACGGATCTTATCCAAAAGAAGAATGGGAAAAGATTGATGGTACCTGGTACTACTTCGATGAGAGAGGTTATTCAATAGCTTCTCGCTGGTTGAAAGACGATGGCAAGTGGTATTACCTCAAAGAGAACGGCGCAATGGCCATTGGCTGGGTGTTTGTGAACGGTAAATGGTACTATCTTGATGCTTCAGGAGCGATGGTCACTGGTTGGGTTCAATATAAGGACAAACTATACCATCTCAAAGAAGAGAATGGCGAAATGTCTTCAAAAGAACTTGTCAAAGTCGAAGGAGGCTGGTACTATGTCAACGAAGATGGCAGCCGTTCAGACAAACCAGCATTTAATGTATTACCTGATGGACTAATTGTAACTACAAAATAAATTTTAAATAAAGAAAGGAGATTCTATTTTTCTTCTTAAACTAACCGCAGGCAGTAGCTTGCGGTTTTTTTGTTTTATAAGGGGCAAAAAAGGGGCAAAAATGTCGTAAACCTCTGTGAATCGATGTAAAAATTCAACTTTGCTCTCGCTTTAAAGCTCTAAATTTCAACGTATTGTGAAACAGTGTAAATTATCGTATAGCCTATAACTGTTGTGTGCTCTTTTTT